GCAGCTACTATAGACGCAACAATAAAAGGAGCAAATGCTAATAGCTATGTCACCTTAGCTGAAGCAGACGCATACTTTGAAACTGTCCCAAGTTCTACGCAATGGGATAATAAACAGGATGATAAAAAGAACAGAGCATTAATATCAGCTACAAGATGGATTGATACTTTGGTTTATTACGGAGATAGATGTGATGATGATCAGGCATTAAAGTTTCCTAGAACTAATTATCATGTAGATGGAGTTGAACTTGCTTGTACTTTAATTCCTCAGAATATAAAATATGCACAGTTTGAATTAGCTTTTGCTTTGGCAAATGATACTGATGCAATCATTGGCAGTAGTGGAACTGATGGTAATTTTGAAGAGGTAAAACTAGGAGATATTCAAGTTAAATACAATACTAAGAGTCAGGGAACGGGTTCTGTTAATAATGTATTTGACGTTTATCCTTGGTTACAAAGTTATCTAGGAGCTTATGTTCTTGGTGGTGCAGGTAGTTTTCAACTTAGGGTGGTTAGAGGGTAATGGCAGGTCAATTAGATTCATTATTAAAAAATGTAGCTAAACAGGTTGTAGCTGACTTGGGATCTTCTTTAGATTCTTCTATTGTTTATACAAAAAAAGCATCAGGAAGTTATAACACAAGCACAGGTGTTTATTCTACAAGTGATACAACTTACAGTATCGATGTTCCTGTTGAGTTTGTTCAATCTACAGAAGATGATGGTAGAGAAAGAAGAGAAGCAAAGGTTTATATAACACCTGATTTGATTGGAGATAATCAACCTGATTTTCAAGATGAAGTTACATTAACTTATGCTGGATCTACAAGAGTAG